TACTGCAACTGGATTATCAACAATGACAATCGCGGTTTTGAAATCATGCACAACTGGTTCAAGGATTCTCTTATCCTGAAACTTGGTGTTGTGAAGTTCTATTGGGATGAAATCGTAGATGTTGAGACAGAGGAGTACGAAGGTCTTAACATGGACGAGCTAACTATCTTGGTTGCAGACCCAGAGGTTGAGGTTGTCAGTCAGGATGAGCGCACCATCGGTGAAGACCTAGAAACACCAGAAGGTATCGTTATCCCTGCCCCTGTTATTTATGATGTAAAAATCAAACGCACAAAGAACACTGGCAGTGTGCGTATTGAGAACATACCGCCAGAAGAGTTTTTGATTGGCAACAGAGCCAAGTCCCTTGAGGATGCTAGTTTTGTTGCTCACCGTTCAGCCATGACTGTCAGCGACCTTGTGTCGATGGGCTATGACCGTGACGAGATTGAGCAGTATGCTGGCTATACAGACCTAGATATTTCTGAAGAGCGCACATCTCGCTTTGAAGACCTAGAGTCAAACTCAGCTACTGATAGCAACGACCCGACCATGCGTCACGTTCTTGTGACCGAATGTTATATTCGTTCTGATTATGATGGTGATGGTGTTGCCGAGTTCCGCAGAGTTCTTACTGTGGGCAACGGATATCACATTCTTGAGAACGAAGAGTTTGACCATATACCGTTTGCTGTCTTGTCTCCGATTCTTATGCCGCACAGAGCCATTGGTCGCTCTGTAGCAGAGCTTGTCATGGATGTGCAGCTTATCAAGTCTACGCTTATGCGCCAGTTGCTTGATAATATTTACAACACAAATAATGCTCGCGTTGTTGCTGTTGAAGGTCAGGTAAACCTAGACGACCTACTTACTAACAGGCCGGGCGGGATAGTTAGAACCCGCACTGCTGGTGCTGTTCAGCCGTTGCAGGTTCCAGAAGTGTCTTCATCTGTGTTCCCTGCTCTGAACTATATGGACAGTGTTCGTGAGCAGCGTACAGGTATTAGCAAGCAATCAATGGGTTTGGATGCAGATGCGCTGCAATCAACAACCGCTACTGCTGTTGCTGCCATGCAAGCTGCCTCTCAGGGCAAGATTGAAATGATTGCCCGTGTATTTGCAGAAACTGGTGTGCGTAGTCTTTTCCGTGGCATTTTGCACCTAGTTACTAAGTATCAAAACAAAGAAAAGATTATTCGTTTGCGTAATCAGTTTGTGCCGATGAATCCTCGTGAGTGGGAAAGTGCCTATGATGTACAAATCAACGTAGGCTTGGGCACAGCGCAGCGTGACCAGCAGGTTGCGTTCCTGTCTCAGATTGCTCAAAAACAAGAGCAAGTTCTTATGCAGATGGGGTTGAACAACCCAATGGTTAGCTTATCTCAGTATCGCAATACGCTTGCCAAGATTGCAGAACTTTCTGGCTTCAAGGATGCTTCTCAGTTCTTTGCACCTGCCGAGCAGATTGAGGCCACACTTATGCAACAAGTACAGGCCGCTCAACAAGCTGGGCCGCAGCAAGACCCTGCTGTTGCTGTTGAAATGCAGAAAATGCAAGCCGAGTTGCAGATGGAGCAACAGAAAATGGAGATGGAGTTCCAGCTTAAACGCGAGAAGATGGCTGCTGAACTTGAGCTTCGTCGCCAAGAGCTTGAGTTTGAGATGCAGCTTCGTACAGAAAAAGTGCGCTCTGGCATAGAAACATCAATAAATCTACCTCGTGTATAAAATATCTTGCGTAAAAAGCATTGTGTGATATTTTTGCAACAAGGAGATGTGAATGAATGAAGGGAAACTAAGGGGGGAGCAAGATAGGGGTGAACGCGCAAAAGCATTGCTTCGTGACCCTCTTATCTTGGAAGCGTTTAGTAAGTTAGAGGAGACTTACTTGGACGCTTGGAAAAATCCCTCGTCATCTGCTGATGAACGAGAAACGCTATTTCAGATGTACCAAGCACTAATGGTGGTGCAAGGCCATTTGAATGAGGTTGTCGAGACAGGCAACTTAGCAAAGATAGAGCTAGGCTCTTAAAGATTTATAGAGGAGAAACGAAATGAGCGATGAACCCAGCACCCTGTTAGGAACTGGAGAGTCACTTAGTAAGGGTCAAGCTGTTGACCTTCTCTTGAACACCAACGCCCCTGAAGAGGCAAGCGGAGATGCTCAAGAGCCTGTAGCCGAAGTTGAAGAGGCCGTTGAGGTCGAAGAAACTGAGGCGACATCTGAAGATGAATTTGAGGTTGAGGACGCGCAAGAGCTATCCGAAGCTGATGAGGATTATGAGGATGATGAAGAGTATGACGTTGACGTATCTGAGATTGAAGAAGTCGAAGACGAGACAGAATACTACACTGTGAAGATTGATGGTGAAGAGAAGAACGTCACTGCTGACGAACTTGTCAAATCTTATCAGTTGGAACAGGCTGCACAAAAGCGGATGCAAGAAGCTGCTGAGATTCGCAAGAACTCAGAAGCAGAGGTAGCCGCCCTAGCGCAGCAACGAGAGCAGTATGCTCAGGCTTTGCAATCGTTAGAAGGCCACTTAAACAACGCTGAAGAGCAACCCAAAGAGTATTGGGATAATCTCTATAGCGAAGACCCGATGGAGTATATGCGTCAACGTGAGGCTTATCGTGACCGTAAGGAAGCGATGCAAAAAGTAAAAGCCGAGCAAGAGCGCGTACAGGAAGAACGTCAGCAAGAGTTGGTGGCACAGCACCAAGAATATTTGGCAAAAGAGAAAGAGAAACTTCTTGAAGCTCTGCCAGATTGGAAAGACCCTGACGTTGCAGCAAAAGAGAAGCAACAGATTGTTTTGTATGCCCAGCGTGTGCTTGGTTTTTCGGAACAAGAGGTTTCTAACATTTCAGACTCTCGCGGTGTCTTGGCACTTCGCAAGGCGTATCTTTACGATGAGTTGATGGCTAAAAAGCCAGTAGCTGAGAAGAAAGTAAAGAAAGCCCCGAAGGTCACTAAGTCAGGCAAACCAACGACCAAAGCTCAAGCTAATGCTAATCGTAAGAAACAGGCACTTGAACGCCTAAATAAATCTGGCAGCAAAGAAGATGCTGTCGCCGTACTATTAGAGAGAATGAGGTCTTAAAATGGCACAATTTACTACAGCCAACGCAGTTGGTGAACGGGAAGACCTGAGTGATGTAATCACTCGCATCGACCCAGATGAAACTCCAATTTTTTCTGCTCTGCGGAAAGAAACTGGTAACGGTGTATTTGTCGAGTGGCAAGTACAAGAATTGGCTGCTGCCGTAGCAACCAACTACCAAAACGAAGGTGCTGACGCATCATACGCAACCCCGACAGCTACGACTCGCCTCGGAAACTACATGCAGATTTCACAGAAAGATGCACAAGTTTCTGGCACTCTGGACGCTGTTGATAAGGCGGGGCGTGATGCGGAAGTCGCATACCAAAAAGTTCTTAAAGGACTTGAGTTGCGCCGCGACATAGAAAAGTATCTGAACTCAGATACGGCTCGTAGCGCATCTGACCCGCGCAAAGCTGGTACTCTGTCAAGCTGGATTACCAATGTAGATGATGCCTCTGGCACTTCTGCTGCTACTGGTGATGGCACAGACGTACCTGATATGTCTGGTACGAACCGCGCACTGACTTTGGCTCAGATTGATAACGCCATGCAAGCTGCTTACACCGATGGTGGTCAGCCGAACATGCTCGTTGTTTCTCCTGCCAAGAAAGCTACCTTTAGCGACCTGAACAGTGGTTCAGTTGCTACCAACCAAATCAACTATACTGCTCCTCGTGAGGCAGCTATCGTTGGGTCGGTTTCGCTGTATCTCAGCGACTATGGGCAGCTTGATGTGGTCATTGACCGTTTTGCCTCAGATGACCGCGTGTATCTGCTCGACAGTGACTACGCAAGCATCTGCACACTTCCCAACCGTAACTTCACGGTTGACGATTTGGCTAAAACGGGTGACTCAGAGAAGTTCCAAATCATTACGGAATTTACTCTGAAAGTATCTGCACCAAAAGCTCACGGTGCGGTTTACGACCTGTCGTAAGTCTTCAGGGGGTAGCTTCGGCTACCCCCATTACTTTCGGGGAGAAAGATGAAGAAGAGACTTGTTACGTCTGACCCTCTTTCTGGCAAAGAAACGTGGGCGCATTTTAACGAAGATGGCAAGATTATTTACGAGAGTAAGCAGAACGTAGACGCTATGCTTTCTCGTAACAGGGAAGAGAGAAACAGCTACAGGCAAGACTCTCTGATTGGTAATACACAAAAACACCATCAGAAGGTTGCGGAAATACCTTCGGCTCTGTATCATCAGCTTATTAAAGAATTGGGTGAACCAAAGCATAATCCGAAGGCTTGGAAGAAGTGGCTGAATGATTATGACAACAGGTTCTTTAGAACTGGCGGCGGCAACGTATAATGGCTATCACAAATTATTCTGAGCTAAAAACATCTATTGCCAACTTTTTGGCTCGTGATGATTTGACCACGCAAATTCCAGATTTTATATCTCTTGCAGAGTCTCGCATGTCTCGTGAGATGAACGCCCGTAGTCAAGAAAAGAGAGCTACGGCAACTCTTGTGGGTGGTGACGCATACGTTTCTTTGCCAACAGACCTGCGTTCTATACGCTTGGTTAAGCTAAACACATCGCCTAAAGAGGTTCTTGAGTATTACACACCAGCAAAGCTGGATGAGTTGTATGCAAGCAATGCACAAGGTAAGCCTCGTGCGTATACTATTATCGGCGGTGAGATTAAGTTTGCCCCAGAGCCTGACTCATCGTACACGGCAGAGATTGTGTACCAAGAGGGTGTGCCAGACCTTTCTGACAGCAATACCACCAATGAAATATTAACTCGTCATCCAGACGCATATCTTTATGGTTCTTTGGCTGCGGCTAGTGTATATTTGATGGACGACCAGAAGACTACTGTGTATGAACAGTTGTTTACACGGGCTATTGATGAAGTTAAGCGCGAAGAAGAGCGGAGCAAGCAAGCTGGCTCTGCGCTTCAAATGAAATCTGATTACGGAGAACTGACATGAGCGCAATGAGCGATTATCTTGAGAACAAGTTTCTCGACCACTTTCTTGGAACGTCTAGCACGTCCTCGCCATCTAATGTTTATGTTGCACTGCACACTGCCGACCCCACAGATGCTGGAACGGGCACAGAAGTAAGCGGGAATGGATATGCTCGTCAAACCATTACTTTCGGTGCTGCTTCGTCTGGTACTGCTTCTAATAGTGGTGCCGTTGAGTTTCCTGCTGCTTCTGGCGGTGCCTTTGGAACGATTACTCATAT